CGTAAAAAGCCCGCCAAAGGTGGTGCTGCGGAGGAAGGAATGGAGTCTACGAAGATGGAGAAGGGAGAGTCCCCCGAGTACGGCGACGCCCCCCACGGGAAAGGTAAGAAGCCCTGTGCCGCTTGCACGAAGAAGGGTAAGAAGAGTGGCTCTTGTGGCTGCGCAGCTAAAGCAGCAATGGACGCTGTACTTACTCCTATGGAATATCTCGATGCTTGTGAACTTGGGATCCACAAACGTAGTAGGGGTTATATTCGTGGTGTGTTGAGTGTGCGGGAGGATAAGAAGTGTGGACGCTCAGGCATCGCTGAAGGCAAGAAGTGTAATAAAGGAGTTCTAGGTACTGTTAAATCTGCCCTTGGCAATGAAAATGTTCAGACCGGTCTTAAAGTAGCCGCCGTTGCTGGCGGCATCGCCGCAGGTACAGTAGGCGCTATGAAATACCGAGGAATGAGGCAAAAAGTAAAAGACATTGGTCGCACGGTAGGTAAGTTTAAGGCGACTCGTGGCAAAATCAGCGCAAAGCTGGGAGCAACAAAGAAAGCAAACTCTACATACTGGAGCACAGGTTCAGCACTAAATGTGAAAACAGCACAAATAGAGGCTAAAGGGTATAGAAATAACCTTCGGGAATACCTTGGTGACCTCAAAAAAGAAGCCCCGATTTCCGCCGCTCGCCGCCGAAGAGCCAATAAAGGAGGCAATTGAAATGACACTCACACCATCTACCCTTCGCTTTGACAAAAAGTGCGGTGCCTCCGGGATCGCTGAGAGCAAGAAGTGCAATAAAGGCTTAGTCGGTACTGTCAAATCCGCCCTGGGTAATGAAAACGTCCAGACCGGCCTTAAAGTAGCCGCCGTTGCTGGTGGTATTGCTGCAGGTACAGTGGGTGCTATGAAATATCGAGGAATGCAGAAAAATGCTATGTCTAACCTAAGAGTTGCGAAGAACTTACGTGCGACTAGCCGCATGTCAAATCCTCGTCCTACCAATTCCGCTGGTGGCATTCCAGACCCATGGACAAATCAAGTTAGCAACTCACAAGCCAGTATGGCACGGTCTATGAATAACAAACAAGCTCGGGGGATGTTGTCTCAAGGCCCTGTACCTTTATCTAGAGCAAGGGCACGGAAGGCGACAAAAGCTGCAGTAGCTCCCGCAATGGCTAAAGCCCAAGCTGGGGTTGCTTCAACACGACGCGCTGCGCGTAAAACCCAAATCGGGCTGATTAGGCAGAAGCGCAGGCTCTTTAGTGGTAACTGAAGTGGGACTACTCACACCTCTAACCATCCGCCTTGACAAATCCCCCGCCTGGCAGCGCAAGGAAGGCAAAAACCCCGAGGGCGGCCTTAACGCTGCAGGCATCGCCTCCTACCGCAAGCAGCATCCAGGCTCTAAGCTCTCCCTCGCGGTAACTACCGACCCATCCAAACTCAAACCCGGATCAGCGAGAGCAGAAAGACGACGGAGGTTCTGTGCCCGCATGTCGGGAATGAAGCGTAAGCTAACCAGCGCGAAAACCGCCAATAACCCAGATTCACGGATCAACAAGACGTTACGGAAGTGGAACTGCTGATCCGCTAATAAGAATCAAACCTTTGCTAATGTTACCAGTTCCGGCTGGTATTGGTATTTACCATTCCTATCCGCATAAGTAGTTTCACAGGGATCCCCCTCAAAGAAAAGCAGCTGGCAGATGCCCTCTTCGGCATAAATACGGCAATCAGCACCAGAAGAATTACTGAACTCCAGGGTTAGGTGCCCCTCCCATGCCGCTTCTGCCGGCGTGGTATTCACAATGATCCCCAACCGGGCGTAAGTGCTTTTCCCCAAGCAGATCACAGTGATATTCGGCGGCACCAGTAGTTTCTCCAACGCTACCCCGAGACCGTAGGTATGCGCCGGCAGAATGAAGTAGCGACCATCCTCATCCTGATGAAGAGGGGCCGGCTCCAGATTGGCAGGATTGGCCCGCTTGGGGTTCATGACCGTGCCGGGGACATGGCGGAAAATCTTAAATTCGGCGGCTGACAACCTAATGTCGTAGCCATAACTACTTGTGCCAAAGCTCAGCACCGGAACCTCGGCTGGCGGCCAATCAAGATCCAGGAGCGAGGCACGTTCGCTCTGGAAGCGCTCGGCTACTTTGACCTTCCGCACTAGCTCCTGCTGATAAGGCTCGATCATCCCAGCGGCAGCTTGCTGTCCTATCCAGATGTCGTTCTTAAGCACAAGCTTTTTGGCGAGTAGCTACTAGCTTACGCCCCCGAGCGCGACGGTTGCGGCGTTTACGTCCAATAGTGGGGGAGGCGCTAATCAAGATAGGTAGATAATTAGGTCTCGTATTGTGATAGACGCGATTCATTACCGCCTTGGTGCGTTCAGATAGTATATACGCAAACTGCTTAGAATCAAGCAATATAGTGTCCAGTTTCTCCCTCATGTTACAGTTCTCTACGATGCGCGTAACCGGCTCGTTTAGTAGTTCAAGCATTTCATCAGCAGTCATGCCTGTAGTAGTGCAAGCATTTCATCAGCAGTCATGCCTGTAGTAGTGCAAGCAGCATTAAGCTCTTTATTCATAAAACCCAAGACAAGTGTCCACGCAGGTGCCTCGCTAGAATAGCATACATACCCCCGGTAATCATGCCCATAACCACCGCTTCACTAAGATTCGACAAGAAATGCGGTGCGTCAGGCATACCAGACAACAAGAAATGCTCCAAAAAGACCACTGCATCCAGTTCTAATCCAACAATCACCCCGAGCCTGATCGGCAAAGTCGCCCTCGGGGCTGGGATTACAGTCCTAGGCGTCTCCGCCGCACGCCGTTTCGCTCGCCGTGACCCCAATTGGCAGGGCTTCACGGCCCCTGGTGAGGACTGGGATCGGATCGAAGCTGAGGCGCGGAAGCGCGGCAAACAGTGGGATGTCTTTGAAGATAACAAGAAAGCCAACGCAATTGCATGTGCAGCATCCAAGATTGATCACTGGATTAGGGAAGATGACTTTGTTCCGACTCCACGATGTCTAGGGGGCCAAGGTGCTTACGGTAATTATGTTGTCCACCCGTCTAATAAATACGGTATAAAATACTTAAAGAACAACGACCTCGGGGGGACGCCTAATAAATTCCTGAGCGGCCCCACAGAAAGCTTACTCCCTGAAGGGGAGATACTAAGGCACGCTAACATCAATAATGTGCCATCCCCTCAGCTATACAAAGCTACTGACCGGGTATTGGTCATGGAGCACTTGAACAATTATTCCCCTTTATCTACGCATGGGGTAAGTTCTAGTATTTTCTCGCTTAAATACACCGCACCACTACAGTTAAAACGCCAAATGTTAGACCTCTATCGCTCTTTACACATGAGTGGTCTCGTACACAACGATGGGCACTTAAAAAACATAATGTTTAACCCAAAAACCAGAAGCCTTAAATTCATCGACTTCGGCCTAGCTGAGTTCGCTACAGAAAATCGAACTAGCGCCCGCGATTTCATCAACGAGCTTACTCAAGTACCACGCCGCGTAGGTTTATCAGAATACGCAATAGAGACATTTGAAAGCCGGTGGGCTCCTCAGTGGGATCCTATAGAAAACGCGCTGCGTACTTATGAAACCGATCACGTAGACAAAGTTGTAAGAGGTTATTACAGAAGTTTAGAGACCGCTTTATTAAAAAGCTACTAGGCTGATTGCCCCTAAACGCCAGCCGTAAACTGGTGCATGAGCCTAGCAACAGCTACCCGCTACGACTTCCTCTCGCTGCCTATCGTCGGCTGCAAGATCGACCCGGAGTCGGGATACCTCCAGGTCCGGGCCCGCACCGCCCGCACTGGCCTCCAGAAATATCGCCGCGCTGACGGCAGGGTCGAAACTGAGTACCGCCCGGAAGAGGAAGTAGGAAAGCCAGAAACCCTAGCATCCTTTGGGATGAAGCCAGTTACTTGGCATCATCCTCCGCAGCTCCTTGATGCGGATAATACAAAGATGTATCAAATCGGGCATGCCGGCTCGCATGTCCACTTCAGCGACGGTTTTGTTGAAGTAGCGCTTCTTGTTACTGACCAAAAATCCATCGACAACATCCAACGTAAGGATTCTCCCGATCACGCTGTAGAAGTCTCCGCCGGCTACCGAGTCGATTATGACCCTACCCCCGGTCAAACACCATCAGGCGAGTCCTATGACGGTGTCCAGCGCAATATCCGCGTCAACCACATCGCCATTGTCCCTAAAGGACGTGCTGGCCCAGAGGTGAGGCTGCTGTTAGATCGAATGGATTCTACGGCAGCGGTATCTTTTGATCAAGCACTCCTCGATTCCCCCGAGCCCGTACCCCCCGCGAACCCCGTTATGGCCCGTATCAATCTCGATGGAGTCGATGTTGAGGTTGCCTCTGAATATGCTCCGCTGGTGCAAGCCTATGTGAGGGATTCCAGCAAGGCCCTCACTGAACTGCGCACTGCTAATTCCACTCTGCAGGAAAAGCTAGATACCCTGCAGAGTGATTTTTCTGACCTGGAGGCTGAAAAGGAGGCTGCCGAGGGTCGCGCCGATGGGCTTCAGGCCACGATTGATACCGGGGAACCCAGTGAGATTCACCTCGACGAAGACAACATCGACGCGGTTCTCGCTCAGATCCCAGCTTCCCGGTTGGACACCTTGGTAGCCGCCCGCCTCGACACTCTCCAACTCTTAGCACCCGCCTTTGAAGACGATTTCGTCTTCGACGGCATCGAGGCCGATGAGTTGTATGTCCAAGCCTACGAAAACATCTTCGGTGAGGCCCCAGATGAGGAGATGGAAGTCGCCCAAATGAGGGGCCGGGTTGAGGGGGCCCTGGCCACGCTTGATGCCGAAGATCCCCCCGAGGCCGAACCAACTCCCCGAACCGATGCTGCTGATTCCACCGGCAAGCTGCGCACGGCCCTTCGCGGTGTCCAACGGCGCGATGCTGCAGCATCCTCCGATAGCTACAAGCAGAAAACCAACAATAGTTGGCAGAAACCGCTGACTGCTTCTAAGAGGCGATGACTCTTGCTTTCTATTAAAGGCTAATCCCCTCTACTCACACCTCCGGCCATGCCTGTAACTTTCACTCCAACCATAGTAACCTCCCCTATCGGGGTTCAAGGTTCATACCCCCTGACTTCGGGAGCATCTCATGAAGGGATGCTGGCCAATCTCAGCTCTTACGACTCTTTCACCGGCATCAACCAAACCAGCGCGGCGCTGCCGTTTGGCGCCTTGGTGCAGGTCGATACAACCGCCGGTCGAGATGACAACGCCATGACCCTCTCCACCGGGGTCACCGGCAACTTCGGCATCCTGGCGGATTCCTTCACATTCGAAGGGGTCGCCTCCGGCAATGCCAGCTATCTATCGAGCGGGATCCCAGGGAGCAACCTGGCCGCCGATGGCCGCCCTGGCTACCCCAACCGGAAGTCTCTCAATGTCATCCGCCGGGGCCAAATCTGGGTCTACGTCACCGAGGCCGTGGCCCTGACGGATGCTGTCAGGTTCTGGGATACCGACCACTCCGGCACCGTGGCCGGGGCATTCCTGGGAAGGTTCTGCAAAACAGCCTCCGGCACCCGGACGACCCTGTTCACCAACGGTGCCCGCTGGATCACCAAGACCACCGGGGCCGGCCTGGCTGTCCTGGAGATCGAGATGGCCGCCGCGACCTTCACCGCTGACACCTAATCCCTGACCATCACAGGTCTCCCACTACTTACTCCCCCTCCTTCTATTTCCCCTCGCGAGAGGCTCTGACCATGTCCAACCAACGCCTCGACAACCACGGTTTCTTCCTCGCGAGGGAACTTGAGCATATCATCACTAGGGCTTTTGAAGTCGAGTATGCCGACATCAAATACGCTAGTGTACTCCCCATTAACAGTGAGGTGTCTAACGGCAAGGATTCCTACACATATAGAATCTACGACCAAAAAGGCTCCATGCGGCGAATTGCCGATAAGGCGAAGGATCTCCCCCGCGCTGATGTGTTCCGTAAGGAAGTAACCCACAAGGTTGAATCCTACGGTTCAAGCTTCGGCTACACCGTCCAGGAGCTGCGGGCTGCGGCTGAAGTGCCCAACACAAACCTGGAGCAACGCCGCGCTAACGCTGTGCGTCGCGTCTATGAAGAAACTATGCAGCGCATTTCCTACTTCGGAGATCCTGCTGCCGGCCTTCGCGGCTTCTTCAACTCCGATCAACTCGACAAGATCGTACCGGATAAGTGGTTCGACACGTCCGGCATCACCGCCGATGAAGTTCTCGAACTCCTCAATGAACCGGTAACCCGGATCGTCGAGAACAGCAACATGAAAGAACAACCAGACACCATGTTGGTTCCGTACAATGTGTTCCGAAAGATCTCCACAATGAAGCTCGGGACGGCTTCGGACACCACTGTCATGGATTTTTTCCTCGATACCAACGAGGTCATTAAGGACATTGAACCCATCAATGAGCTTACTGCCTCTAAATCCGGCGGGTTCTTGTCTAAAGACCGGATCATCACCTATGAGCGTAACCCGGACAAGCTGGAGATGCACCTCCCCCAGCCACTGGAGTTTTTCCCTCCTCAACTCCAGGGCCTGGAATATACCGTTCCCGCCCACGCCCGCCACGGTGGTGTGGCCATCTACTTCCCCCGATCCGTCATGGCGATGGACAAACCCTGATAAGCTACCAGCGGCCCCTACACAAATCTCCCCATGAGCCACGGTCGAGTCAACATTTTCTACAGCCCTGCACTGGAAAACCCCCCTATGGATGGGTGTTCTATTACCTATACCACGATCTCTAAGGAAACGGGGGAATCCACTCGTGTGACTATCCGCGAAGGGATCAATAATATCCCCGAGGACGACTGGGAGAGTATCAAAGCAGGAACGCACGGACCCCATGCACTCCGTCTTTTGGAGTTAGGCGCCCTCCGCGTCATGGAAAGCAATGAGGTCAAAGAACTCCTCAGCGAGACGGACCTGAAAGTTCCTGATGAGGTCTCCATTGCTGATCTCAAACTACCAGATGCAACGAAAGTCATTACAGCCACTCATGATCTCCAGTGTCTAGCAGCCTGGCTGGAGAAAGACCAGCGCGTGCCTGTCCGCACCGCTATTCAAAGACGCATTGATACTCTAACCGGAAACAACTAAGTCGATGGCGTTGTTTGATGCTACCAGCCTCTGTGAGCGCTTCCCCGAGTTCGGGGAGCAGCCTGCTGGAGTAATCACCCCCATTATTGCGCAAGCTGAGCGCGAAACTCCAGCCTCAGTATGGGGAAACGGCGGTATGCGGATGGATGGGGTTGCCTATCTATCCGCACATCTTCTCGCATCTCGTATTAGTCAAATCGGTTCTCAAGTAGGAGCGCCCTCGGGGGCAGCTCTAGGCGGAGGTCTTGATTCCACTCTTTATGGACAAGAGTATAAAAGACTTAGAGATTCTATTGCAGTAGTAGGGTTTACTGATAGTTACTATGATTTCTATGACTCATCGACTTCAGATAATACAGACTTATCACTATCCCAGCCTCTAAGTGTAACTGATAGTCCGACCTTTGTTGGCCTAACTCTCTCAGGACAAGCCGAAAACGCTGATAGCCTGGCCCTGTTCGGTATTAACGGGGCTATTACATCACTGCCTCTGGGTAGTGGTTTGTCTATTGTTGGTGGAGTTTTGGTAGTCACCGGAGGTGGTGGTGGTGAGGGGGCGCTGCAAGGGTTTAGCTATACTCAATCTATCCCCGCCGCTGTCCACACCATTAACCACGGGCTTGGCTATCGGCCTAGCGTCGAGCTGTTGAACGCTGGCGGCCAAGAGATAGACGCCGAAGTTTTGCACCCTACTGTCAACCAAACTATTGTCACAGTAAACCCGCCCATCGCACTTTCGGCCCGTCTTCTTTAGTCCCGGCCACTACTAACAAGCATCATGCCAATTCCACAAAACGCCAGTCTTGACTTTCTCAATGTCAACCGGCCACTGAATCTGCCTGACCCGGTAAACGCTGGTGACGCGGCGAACATGAGGTTTGTCCTCGCGCAGATCGAGGGTTTATGGCCAAAGGACAATGTTCGTACCAAAAGCTCTGCCAACGTAAACCTAGCCTCTCCAGGTTCGTCCATAGGTGCCGTCACTCTTGATCGGCCTGGCGTAGACCGCGTGCTCACAGCGGATCAAACCAATCCCGCCGAAAATGGCATTTACGTTTGGAACGGGCCGTCTACGGCGATGGTTCGTTCATTCGATGCTAACAGTATCGAAGAACTCAAGTCAGCAGTTACCCGCGTTGACGAAGGCAGTTCATCTGACACTACATGGAGGCAAACAACCGTCAATGGCACCCTAGGCACTACTGCTATTCAGTGGATTCCCTTTGGCACAAGCGCTCCCGCCGCTTCCGAAAGCACGCCAGGTATTTCCGCTGAAGCAACCCAGGCCGAGACTGACGCTCAGCTAATTACTGGCAAATTTGTTAGCCCAGGCAAGCTGGGAAACTGGCCAGGGCGAAAGCTGAAAGCTACCGCTGTTATTGGCGACGGAACTGCGCTTGTATGGGTAGTGACACACGGATTTAACAGTTACGATGTTGTGCCAGAAGTTTACAAAAACAGCGGAGCCAGAGCTAGTATAGATTGTAACAAAGAAAGAACATCACTGAACGCTGTTACGTTTACGTTTGAAGGCGTTCCGCCTGGCATCAATGAATTTAAAGCAGTAATACTAGGTTAATAACATGGATTTTTGGGGGCCTTTCACTATCAGGGGTCAGTCTGGCTTAACAGGGGACACCCCAAGGCGGCAGGCTGACGGCTCCGTTGCGTGGGAACCGCCTGTTGTGCCAGCAGGCGGCCTGATTCTGCTAAATGGCAAACTGGTGCCTGGAGAGATCGTCAAGCTACGAGGCTCAAATATAGGCGACACCAGTATTCCGACCGGCAACCAAAAAGACGAAATACCTATAGATCGAAACTTTACAATAATAGGCGCCTGGTGGACATGCGCTCCTACCGCAATGGCTACGACAAGCGCAAGCGACGCCCGACCATATATTCGCACCGGGGCAGGCACTACGTCTATCGGCACCAAAAACTTTTTTCTTACCACCGCCGGCAATGTCGCGTCCCTTGCGCCATCGGTTCATACCGTAAACGCAACCGCCAGCATATCTGGCGGCTCAGTTTCTGGATCCGCCAGAGACTGGGTAGGATTCGATTACATGTCCCACGGGACCGGCTCTTCGGGCCACGTTCTTACGCTTATTCTTATCTACCCCCCCGACTCCTAACCATGGCCATCGTCACCAACTCTGAAACCGGCATCGAATATGATGAGATCTCTGGAGACAGCGTCAAAAGATTCGTGGCCGCAAACTCTAGCGGCGTTGTTCTGGACACCGCCGGAGAAAAGTGGCCAGCCAGTGATGGCACGCCACACAGGCCAGTGCCATATGAGTTTTTTGAAATAGTACCTTTTGAAGGAATAGGTTATGATTCCGAAAAGTTTTACGTTATAAGTGAGCAAGTGTTAGAGCGGTACACTCCCAAGCCTCAGACAGGGCACCCTCAAGGCATTTTTAAAACGGTTCAAACGGAGCATCTTTTGCCTAAGGCAGACCTTAAGAGCAACGCTCTTGAGAGATTCAGGCAGGTACAGAACAGGGTCTGGCCACAAGACCCAAGCTATGATAAAGTGCTCTCTACCGCTCAAGAGGCGCTCGCTTCCTCGGGATCGGCAAACCCTGAAATAGGAAGAGTAGTATTTTTTGAAGAAGTAATTGAAACAGACGAAAAGATAAAAGCGGCATTGATCAATAACAGAATGAGGCTGGCGGAGTTATACAGAGAAATTGACGCTCTTGAAGTTGACGAAAACGGGGATCTTAAATTAGACGAAAACGAGCAGGCTATTACCCCACCCAATCGTATTAAATTTGACCGAATGTTAACAATCGCAAGCAGCGGCTGGGTTGATGGTGTCGAGTGATGTATGGCTACTTCCGCCATGGTGGCAACCCGCTGCCTGTGGCCGACCAAATCCCAGGAGAATACCGGTGATTGATCCAGGCAGAAGAAAACCACCTGCCGCCCCCGCCACTGGGCCGCTGTTGTTCTGCGATTTTGGTAACTCTGCCAGCTACCCCGGCACCGGCCCAACCATCAGCAATCTGGGCTCGGTTGCCGGCGTTAGTGGCACGCTAACGGGTGGCCCTACATTTAGTACAGCCAACGGGGGTACTTTGCCGCTGGACGGGGTAAACGACTACGTTCAATTTAACGACTCCGGCAATCAGTTGGTGCCAACAGCTGGCCTAACAATTATCGCGTGGGCTCGTATTGCCACCAATGACAAGTGGTTGGTAGATAAAATTGGCGGGAACCGGGCCGCAGCAGGCTACGCGCTTACAGGCTCTGCTGGGGCTTTTGAGTTCTATGTCAATAATAGATTTATTGCCAATCCTACGGGCAACTTTAACAATACATGGGGTATGTTTTCTGGGGTTTGGGTGCCCTCAACGTCAATGACCCTGCGACGCAACGTTACGACCCTGGTGACAGCAACCACGACCATACCTGCCACGCTGGGCTCCCAAGCCACCCCGTTACGATGGGGCGGTCGCGCAACTAATCAAGATTACATATCTGGGGCTATTAGTATAATTAAAGTAATTGGCCAAGCGTTGACATCGGCTGAGCTGGCAGTGGAATACGCAACGTTCCGAAGTCGGTTTGGCTTGCCAGCGCTATGACAACCATTTAAGCCATGCCCCAGACCAGCCAAACTATTGCGGCCTACAGTCCTTGGAGTAACGCAACACTTACATTCCAAGTACCTGGAACCACACTAACTGTAAACACAGATACCGGCAACTATAACTATAACGAAGAAACAGTTGAATACATAGCCTATCTTGCTATTCAACCACCAAACTGGAAATCAGCTACAGGTACTGACCAGACCACTTACAACGTATCCGGGCGACTGCTTTCCCCGAGCACGCTAGACGCACGCATTACAAACGGATCTCAAGCACTCGCCACCCTCAACGGTGTAGAAGGGCGTTTTGAGCTTGTATTTGACCTTAGCATGCACGCAGCTTCACGCCCAGACCTTAAACAGCCCATATCCGGCATATTCCGAGTAACCGGAGGTGGCTAATGATAGCCAACACCCGCTCAATCGCTGATGATTTTGAAGCGGCCCAAACAAAAACCATAGTCGAACTCGGGGAATGGTTTAATGAAAGATGTCGTCAAGAAATCGAATCCCCTGAATGGGCTTACCCAAGTAACCCGAAAATCCGAGATATTGTCTCTACAGGAGAGCTACGAGACAGTGCGGTACTACGCCTATTACCCACCGGAGGGTTTGAGATAACTTGGGAAGCTGACCACTCCACTGAAGTCCACGAAGGCGGAACTTCCCCCGAGGGCGTTCGTTTCCCCGGACGGCCTTGGACCCGAGACCCTATCGCGGAACTCCCCGCCATGTACGCTCAGTTATTGGCTAAAAATCTAAAAGCTCAGAAATCCTTATGACGTTACCCACCAGCACTTATGAGCCCCAAGCCTCTGACATACGTTACCCAATAGAGCGAGTTGTATTAGAATATTTTCTAACAGACAGTATTACGCTTAAACCTGACAGCCAATGGCCTGGCTATTACACGCTAAAAACCGGGCAGAAAATTCCATGTATCTTCTCTGAAGGTAAAGATCAAGTACCCTCATCCTGGAAGCCTTCAGGCATTCAATGTATTATCGAAGAAGTCCCCGAACAAAGCGTTGCCTCAGGTATAGGTCAGCTAATTATAGTATCTACTTGGAAAGTCATCTTCACTAACTACGGATTTGACGACACAACTAGACAAACAGTAACCCTAAAAGAAGTCCAATCCCGTATGGCAAGGCTTTTTCCCACAGCTAACCTTCGGTATAACTCCGGGTCTGACGTGGCCCTGGAAGCTCTGACCGTCCGTTTTCGCGGCACTTCCCTCAACTCGATCCTCCGCTCTTTCTAAAGGTTTAAGCCATGCCATTCAGTTACGCCGTGGGCCAGAGCTTTCACAATGCAAATGAAACTATTGTTCGGTGTGTTGCTCTAGCACCGGGTGCCCGTTATTTCGGTACTCGTAACAGTGCAGGCTTTGTAACCCTACCTACCTTGGATACTGGTGTCTCTTACACAGAGATTCAGGGGATCCAGAACCTCAACTGGACAAAATCCGATAAAGACCAAAAATTCCGCCTGATCGGCGACGGTGGGTGGGAAGACAGCCGAAAGACCGGTGCTGGCTGGCAAGCCTCCATCACATCCTTCCTTATGAAGGACATGGAGTTCTCCGCAGGTTCTAATGTCCCATCCTTCCGTGGTGCCTACGAAGAAGGCTACCGGATTATTGAACTAGCCTCTCAGACAGCCGACAGTGAGATTTACCTGGAGATTCTGCAAGACCTCGGCCAAGCCAATGGTACTACCGGAAACTACATCTACAGCTTTACTGGGGTTAACTGTTCTGTCCAGAACCTCAAACCAGGGGTAGATCCGCAGAACCTAACAAACCTTGCATACGACCTTATTGGTCGAGGCGAAGTCATCAGCGGCCTTTACGATGCAGGCTCTACACCGTTGAGCTACGGGTCGCTGCAGACCGGCTTGCTGCAGACATTTAACGCCACTTTGTCAACCGGCACTCGTAGGTACGCTCCGGTCCCTGCCGACAATGCCACGGCCATTGTGGTCTCAGCTCCACTGACGGTGACGTTCACCTCCAACGGCACCCTGGCCCTGACCCAAACCAGCCTGGGGCAGGCCGATGGATCCGGGTTCCGCCTGGAGCTGGCCTCTACGGGTGTCCAGATCCCAGCCACCGTGGCCTACAACTCCACCACGGCAGTGGCCACCATCACGCCCACGGCGTCCCTGCCTGCCGCCACAAATTTCAAATTCACCGTGCGCGACGGCGCCGTGACCCAGGCTGTGGACAGCAACGGTGCTGCCAGTGCTACCGGTACCAGGCGGGCCTTGGGTGGGTTCTCCACCAGCTTCCGCACGGCTTGATCGAGGTGGCCCCGCCGCTTCTCCGCCCCCAACCTCGGGGGTTTTCTTTTGTTCTGTTCCCTAACAATGCCGAAAGAAGTCGATTTACTACTAGATCCGATCTGCACAATCTTCGCAGCTAACTGCGAGATCCTCCCCGAGGCCGTCAAGGTCGGAGCTATCTACTTAGAACCTCATTGTGTAGACCAGACTGTACACCTATCCTCTGAAGATGCTACTGTGGTAGTCGATCTACCCCTCGAATGGCTCAACTGCCAGAACGCCTTGGTTGCCTGGTCGGTTGAGCTTCCCCACCATCATGCTCAACTTCAACAAAGGACTACTGTTTCCGGCTGACGCCTATCATGAAATCGGCCCCTTCAGGTTCCCTATTCATAATGATTTAACTCCAGCAGAAGCTACTAAGATTTTAGCTATCGAAAAAGAATACTCGAAGGGTAGTTATGATTCGATGCGATTAGCTAAGAAAATCGCAATAGCTCGCAATATCACTAATCAGGAAGCGGTCGATCTACTAAAGAACCTCAATACTGCAGACGACAGTAGTATTGTTTTTGATTACATTGACGAAATCGAAGAGCTTAATAACTCACAGGAAAACACGACCGCTAAGCTACAAGCCTATGCTCTAATGTTACTCCAATACCGGGGAGAAGTTAAGAATCCAGACACTGCCGAATGGGAATCGACAGAAAAATGGGAACTGGAGGAAACAAATATTATCCCAATCAAAGTTCTTACTAGCATGCTGGAATTTGTACTATGGGAGCGTGATGGCTGGCCTAAATCCGAAGGTACTGAGGGAAACGAAAAAACAACGAAAACCCGCGCACAGCCGAAGGCGACCTAGACATAGACGCCGTCCTGCGTTCTTACGAGAAACTCTGGAGTGAGCCAGAGTTCGACTGGGGGGAGATATACATCCGCTTCCGCAATTCCTGCTTAGCGGATGATTTCCCTGCGCACCGCTTTATCAGAACCCCGATAAAGCTTATTGAAGCTTTGATGAAGAAATTAGATGAGATAGAACATCGAGAAGCTAACATAGCAGCGGCTACCACGGCACAGCTAGCTAGTATCGTTCATTTTATAGGCATGCGAAGCATTAACCCTGAAGCGAAGACAGAGTTCAAGAACCCTAATTTATTCTTGCCTTTCCCTGATGCCATTAGTTCTTCCGGGGTATCTGCCGAAGAAAGCAAACTCCAAATAACCGAAAATACTAAACATGTGTTAAACCGCCTAGTACAAGAACGTCGCATCCCAGTACATGTGTATATGAGGATGAGCCGCCCCCCGAGCCCGTCTGGGCCCCCGCGATAAACTCGTTTATGAGGTCTACCGACAAAAGCCGTGGCTGATTATACAATTAGAATTGAGAGTGAATCAAGCGCAACGCATAAAGACATTGATAGTATAGATAGAAAGTTAAAAAATCTACAAACCCCGATTAAAGTTAATATTCAGTTTCCGAGTTTAAGCGAGACAGCCAAGGGTATCCAAGATGTAGGCAAAGCTCTACAAATAACTTACGGCATTGCTCGGAACGTAGTTCCGGCTCTAATGGATATTGAATCCATTGGGATCTCTCTAGGGAACACTTTCAAAACAACCGCAAAAGCCGCGCTTTTGCTCAGCCAGGCTACTCCAGGCAAAACCTTAGCAGTTAGTCTCCAAGGAGCATTATTAGCATCTGACACTCTTATCAGTAGTCTAGCCCGCCTAGGCTTTACTATATTTGGTATTACTCAAAGTGTCAACATATTAAAATCCGCTTACGGCGGGATGTTCGCGGAAACCATAGGTAGAGAGGTTAGATTACAGCAAGTAATGCTGCAAACTCAGACTACCATAGCCGCTACAAATAAGGTTCTTCAAAATGGGGTTGAGTTAACTAACCCACTAGATAGCGTGCTTGCGCTTAAAGGGCCTATTCAAAAAGCTATTGAAGATATTCGTAGAGAATCACTAAACATAGCAGGGACCACCTCTGAAGCAATTATTCAAGTATTCGGTACAGTATCTAGCCAGATTGGCCAGGTGGGCGGTTCAATCGAAGATGCTAAAAAACTCGCCCTTAGCTTTAGCGCAGCTCTAGGGACTATTGGCATGAGTGATCCTGGACTAGCAGTCCAAGAAGTCGGCTCGATGCTCCGTGGGGACATTGACAACAACTCAATCCTAGCCCGTTCCCTAGGAATTACAAACAAAGACATCCAAAAAGCGAAGCAGACAGGAGATTTAGTAGAGTTTATTACAAAGAAACTAGCGGCGTTCACCGCCGGCCAAAAGATCCAAGCGCAGGGCTTTGCCGGGATTACCTCTAACATCCAAGAAATTCAACAGGAAATGGGCCGCGCCCTCGGGGCACCCATGCTGCAGCCCTTGCTCGATGGACTGGGGGAGGTCTACCGGCGCATGTCTCTGGTTGTCAAACCGACTATGCAGATCGCAGATGGTCTGGGCCGAGCTGGGGCCGCCCTTGGCCAAGGGCTGGTCGGAGGAGCAATGGCCGCCCCGAGCCTGCAGAAATTCGATGACAACTCACAAAAGAAGGTCTTTGATGATGTTAATAGAGCTACAACGGATTTATTTTTGCGGGTTCAACAAGAGATTGAGAAACTACGGCCTACTATTGCCAAGTTTACAGATGAGATGATTAAGGCGTTTGTAATGGTTGGTTCAGGACTGAAAGAACTGTTTGAAGGATTCGCAAGCTTTAGATTCGAGCAATTAAAAATTCTTGTAAACTCGTTCACTAACTTGGCTACTGTGCTTAACGCCACAGTAATTCCTGCAGTTTCTACGCTGCTAACTCTTTATGGGAAGCTAATAGAACAGCCCCTATTTCAGTATCTTAGTCAGCTAACCGCACAGTTCGCGGTATTGGAAAAGATAGGTGTAAATGGTATGATTAGAATTGGGATGACTGTCCCATCAGTAATCCAGAGCCTTGTAGCCTTTAAGCGAGGGTTTGACAGTGTTATAGCAGCCATAGGGGCAGGTCTAGCAAAAGTTGGCACTTGGGTCAGTTCAGCTATAGCAGCTATAGCCCAAGGACTTGGATTTACGCTTACTAAAATACTAGAGTTAGGGACTTTAGTAATAGCCACTGCGATCAGGATAGGAGCTTTAATATCTCAAACTATAAGCACAGTGTTGATTAGCATATCCTCGTTTTTTGCAAGGATATTCCCACAATTCGCTAAACTGCAGATAATTATTCTTGAAGTAGCTGCTACTTTTAGAAATATAGGACGAGGGGCAAACCAAGCAGCTACTGATGTAGAAATAGAATCTATTAGAATGGCTATTGCTTTAGAGAAACTTAAATTCAGTGCTGTTGATGTCGGGAACGCGGCAAAGAAAGGAGCAGAGAACGTCGGTAATGGTATAAAAACTCTAGGCAGTTCAATAGGCGGTTTTATAGGAACTCAACTACTAGGCTTTTTCAAGTTTTTAGCTATAATGACACTTGTTCAAGTAGCGGTTACCATTGCAGTAGACCTTTTTGGGCGCTTCCAGCGGCGAAATGACGAAATTGCATCTCAGACAAAAACAGAACTCGCGCTTAAGCGCTTAGCTACTGTCTATAAAGATGTTGGAGATAGTAGTTCATACGCAGCTAAAAAAGCAAAAGAGCTGGATGAGGCTACGGTAAATGGCAGATGGGATGAATTAACAAAGAAAATCCAAGAAACTAGCAAAGCCATAAATGATCTTAACTATGATATAGCCACTAGAGGTGTTAACTCCTGGCAAGAGTTAGGCATGGCTATTCTAAACTCTTTCACTCCTAATGCAGACTGGACAACGATGCAGGCGGAGAAAATGAAAGAGCTTGTAGAAGAGAAAGGCAAGATCGAAGCAGAGCAGACTCGTATCGCTAATCAAAAAGACTTAGAGCAACAAGAATCTAACATCCAAATCCTTAGCCAAAAGAAAATTGACATTAGCAAACAATTACGCGACCTTGAACGCGCACACGAGAATAATATGTTCCAACTGCGTCAACAGGCGTTGCAAAAGACTGCAAATATTATCAGCTTAGAGGGTGACATTAGAATTAAAGCTGCAGAGCGGCTTAACACCAAACTCTTAGAAGGCCAAGAAGGGGTGCGCCGCAGTGTAACTCAAGGTATTAACGAATATCTTGCAACTAAGATGAGGGGAGAGAAAACGATTGAAGATAATCGCCGGCAGATGCAGATCGAAATCAATAGCATGGAGAAATCTATAGCTGACTATCGTTATGAGACGGAGAAAAACATCGCAGCTTTACGTCTAAAAATCGGAGATTACGAGAAGCAAGTCTCAGATTACAGAGTGAAGCAGGCTGCGTTGGAGCAGAAAGCCAGAGAAACCGGAAATTTTACAGGTGGTGGGGCCAGCCCAATGACCGCCCCAGGTGTCAGTTCTGGCTTCCGCGTTGGATCTTCCGGTAATTCTTCTGGACCCCATCTTGATATACGCGGACCTAACAAGCAGAAAGTAATTGAGGAAGCACTAGCCATAGTCTTATCCCTGCAAAAGTCAGGGGTAGAGTACATAGAACTGCCGAATCTTGCTAAACTAGAGCCCGGTAATAAAAACATACTCAATCTTACTGATCAACGGGAACTAAGGAGGCGGTTAGCCGTTGAACAAGGTGCTCACGATTCAACAAGAAATCGTAGACCCGGACAAAGTCGTAATGCTATTGACATATCGTTACCAGCAGGGACATTGATCCCAATGCCTGCTAGTGCCCCGAGGTGGACAGATGGAGGTGGGGGTTATGTCGCTCAATCCCTTACTACTGGGAATCAATTCTTACATGGATTAGCCAGTTCTACAGCCACAGGGACAAGCATGGGGCCAACCATGGTCAGTGGGAGGGCTCCTGGCGAAAAAAGTACCCTCAATGGCAAGCCCGTCACTTGGAACGGCCAGGCGTGGGTAGGGACTGATGGGAAAGTCAGAGACACTCCCTCGTCCAAACCTAACCTTGCTCCCCCCACCACCCCGATACTACCAGATCTAACTAAAATACAGAATACCCAAGCTTCCGCACAGGAGAAGATCACTAGAAGCTTGGAAGCTCAAATGAGTAAAATAGAAGACCTTAAAGCACAGTTAATTAAAGCTGAAACAAAAGATGCGTTTGAGGCAATCCTAAAAAATGCACTGCCTATACAAAGCACTGAACAGTACACAATAGAACTCAACAATGCTAAAATTGCATTAGAGAATCTTAAAAAAGTAGCCAGCCAAGTCTATGATCCTAAACAATTAGATTTAACCATAGACAGTGCTCAAAAACTAGCGGCTCTGGAAAAAGTTAGAAAAGATACACTTTTATCTATCAACGAAAAACGTACTACAGAAGGAGGTGTGTTAACTGAAACACAAAAAGCTGAACTTATTAAAAAGACAAATACTTATTACGCGGAACAAGAAAAAATACTAAGCACTAACTTAAAGACACGTCAAGAAATTCTTGCAGTTACATCTGAAACTACTCGCATAGAAAAAGTGCAAGCTGATGTGCGCGATATTGGGTATAACATAGAAAAAGCGAAGATCTCTATATCTGGCCGTCTCAGAGGGCTTCGTATAAACCCAGACGATCTTCAAGGGCAACGGCTTAATAGCGCAGAAGAATCCATAGCCACCTATCGCTTGGACTATAAGAAAAATAATCCAGGTATGTCTGATAGTCAAGTAGAGAAAGAGATTGCAGCTTTTGCTGCAGCTACTCGCGCCGCTGCATTAGAACTGGCTATTCTTGATAAAGCCCTGAAAAAACAAAATGAGGCTTGGGCTAAAGGTACTGAGCTAGCCAAAGAATTTAGCGGAGGGTTCCGTAGTGTATTCAAATCTCTTATATCTGGAGGTGATATAAAAGAAGCTACCAGCTCCTTTAGTCAATCTCTAACTGAGCGTATCATGGAGCAGTTTATGGATATGTCCTTAAAGCCGATGGAAGACAATATGACCAAAATGTTTGCTAAGTTCTTTGGTGCTGATGTCTCCAACCCTACAGTAGACAACACTACAGCTACCCGTGAGAATACCGCAGCACTTTTGGCAATTGCAGCAAATCCTACAAACAATATTGTCCCCGGACCAAACTCCACCTTCGGCGGCCTAGACCCTAAAGGCTTCTCCCCCGAGGCCGGCTATTTCGACGCCTTCACCCCCACGAGCGCAGGCTCTACAATCACAACCCTCAATACGGATCTAACCGGCCTGGGCGACACTATCAAAGACTTCGCCCCCGCTACCACCCAAGCAGCAACTGGTCTGCAGACCGTACTCGGGGGGATGGTTACTCTCGCGACCGGTGCGGCTACTATCTTCGGTGGCCTTTCCCAGATCGGCAAAGGTGGTACCCAGAATGTCCTCGCGGGCCTGGGTGGTGTTTTTGGCGGGCTCGGGGGGCTGCTCGGCGGTGGAGGGTTGGGTATCCTGGGCAAGTCCTTTGGAGGCTTCCGTGCCAGCGGCGGCCCCGTCTCCCCCTCCAGCTTCTACATCGCCGGGGAACGTGGCCCTGAGCTATTCGCCCCCTCAGGCACCGGGTCTATCTTGCCTGCCGACGCCACCGCTGAGATGTTCAGCAACACCCGTGCGGCCCTGGCCCCACTGGCTCCCCCCGCTCCCCCGAGGCCGATGTCCCTGCCCGGAGGTGCCATAGACATCCGCTACGAACCGCAACCAATCAATGGTGTCGAATATGTCACCGTGAAGGAGTTCCGGCAGGGCGTGCAAGAAGCCGCCAACCAGGGGCGCGACCTTGCCTATAGTGGTATGCAGCTCGACCCCAATGTCCGCAGAGCCCTAGGTCTAACCTAATGCGTAGATCCAGTTTTGCTGAATACATACGCTTCGTAGATAAAGCTGGCAACTACATCCCGGCTAGAGCATTTCAAAATTATTTTATCAACAAAGCCAGACTGTATGAAGGTACTTACTACACATTCGCCCCCTTTGGGGTTTCAGGATCATCATCTAAACGAGGTGGTGCCACATCATCCGGCGGATTAGTTACTGTACCTAACGAGCTAACAGTATCTTTATTTACCGAAGCCATCCTATCTGGCTGGTTAGTAGAAATACAAACTGTAATAATTACTACCGCCGAAGGTGTAGAGCCCACCGAAGGCACCACAGCATTAACACAGATATGGGCTTGTAGCGGAGGTCCTCAGAACGATCAAAAGTGTTCAATAAATCTCCGTAACCCCTTTGATGCTGTTGTACAACAAGTACCTAAAGGTATTCTATCGTCCTACCGCGTGGGTAATCTGCCCCCAACTGGTAATATTTTGTCGTCCTAAGCTAGAGCCTTAGACTGATTCATGACTTCTCCGAGTTACACCGGCTGGCACCCCTGGCTAGGACTACCTCACCGCATTGGTGCCGACCCCCGCAACGGTGAAGCCTGTTGCTGCCTGAGGATGGCCCAGATCATCATGGAGGAGATTGGAAGGGATCCCCCCGAGATCGACCCCCGATGGGAGCATTTGGCCCGAGAACGCCGCTGGACTGATCTATACGAAGAGTTCCAGCTCATTGCGATTAAAGCCGCTGTAGATGAAGAGCTATGGTCTCTAGTCCCATTACTAACTCCAGTGTCTTTCGGCATTGGGGTTGTAGTTCCTGATAAGTTATTGCTAGCCGTACATCACCGCCAAGGGCTCACGACAGTACCTCTACTACAGTTAAAAAGTCCGCTTTACTATAATTTGCGGTAATGGGGTACAAACCTTTACCTAGCGACGAGTACCTAGCAGAAATGCTGGGACTTACTCCAGCTCAAATGGAATGGTTTCAGCAAGAAATTGATAGCAAAGTTAAAATAGACCCTGGTGTACCGCAAGCAGGTCTTGAGACTTTAGCAATAGTATCTGCTGGACTGAGCATAGGATTTAACATAGCTGCAAGCTTTTTCAAGCCAAAACAAGGTGGAGGTAAAAATGGGGGCATTAAAACACAATCGCCAGATCCTGTAAACATCACAAGAAACCAGAAATTTGCCCCTAGAAGAGGTTTCGATAGCGTACAACAGCCAGCAATTCTTGGTACTACTACCCCAGTAATATACGCCAATCAGCTTTATATGCTGGCGCAGGCTTCACCCCCGAGGCCGGAAGGTCGCTATGGAGGAGTGAGGGTCAACATGCAATTACTCTGGAGCCAGATGCTCAGCTCCAGTGGCAGCCAGATATTAAAAGCTATTTTCATGCTCGGGGAAGGCAGGATTTGCTGTATAGATCCAAAGAGTTTCGCCGTAGGGGATAACACTTTAGGCACTTATGATTTAGACACCGCAGCCGCCCAAGCTGCAGGGAGGCTAACGCTCTACTACGCTGGTAATGGAGGTAGATTAAGAAGCACTGATTATTTAGCTGGTAGATCCCCAAGCACTGATATAGGTAACGCCGAAAATACTGGAGGAGCCGATGTATTTTCAATTAGATCTGAAGGAAACGCATGGAGGCAAGATTCTTGCTTTACGGCCAAGCCATCTACTCAAACCACATTTGGAGTCTACAACATAATACCTAACAACTTAGGGTTGAGAATAAATCCTCGTATTCGTCCAACAATAAATCTATGGACTAAAAATAGAGAAAGTAAGAAAAAATATGAGGTTCGTGTAAATGACGATGCCGTAGCACTAGCTGATATGTGGAAATCTAGATACTGGTGGTCAGGGCGCAGTGGGATTATATCTACAAGCACTGGCAGCTCCGTGCTAAACGTTGGAGATACATTTGTGTATATGTTGTCGAAAACATCTGCAGCGACTACACAGATAAAATTTGAGGCTTCTAACACAAATAATCCACCTGAAGCCGAACCTGGAATTGCGAAATGCACAGATATAGCTAATACAATAGCATCGCGTCAAATGAGTGCTGCTGATGCGCTATCCATAGGTGAGCTATATAAGGTAGGTTCTTGTCTAGCTGTTGTTACGGAAATATCACCATCAGACAAAGTGTTTAGTAGCGAAGTGGACAACTACCCGGTTAGAGGGGGGCAATCTGTATACTACACCTTTACAGTAGTCCGTAGCGGAATTATTACTATTATACCTTTGTCTAGAGTAGACAATGATGATACTGACAAAATAATATATCCTCCACAATGGGCGAAAGCCACAAATACTAGACAGCAGAACCTAGCTAGTTATTCTAACGGTACTGACTATGACACCGCTACGAGCACTGCACAGATATTCCGCTGCGCTATAGCAAACATTCAGCTAAACCAGAGAGTAAAATGCTTTGAAATAGGAATAAAATCTGCAGTAGGCATTAGAGCTTCAGGTCTTTGTAATTTCAAAGATGCTAAAAGATTGGATGAGGTCAACTATATAGCCGGCTACAAATACCATGAAACTCTGCATGATCCAGACAAAGACATAGATACTCAAAACTTCCAATCAGGTCAGTTAAATGACACCGCAGAGAGATACTCATTTTGGAGGATGAGTATAGTCACTGAAGATGGTACTCGTGTTGTGCTGCCGGCGTCTATTGGTATTCGTAGTCAAAGCCAGCAAGCAATATATAATTACATACGTGTAGAGCAGCCAGTAGCAGCTACACCACAAATTGAGCTTGAGCCACTGACCGGCTGGGAAATACGCAATGGGCTGGCTGTAGCCCCCTTTATTGTATTAGACGGTAACATATCTTCATCTAATACTCTTAACTTAGGAGGTTATTTAATAACATGGTCTGGAACAGTAGTAGAAAATACATCCGATACATTTAGACTTCATTCTTGGGAACCTAACGAAGATTTAGGGTATAAGTGGACAGACACTGCAGGTAGAGACTCTATGCTTGATTGTTGGGGTAAGGTAGCTGAAGCTTTTGTGTACGAAGAGGTGCAGACTACCGCTGCTCAGGGTCCAGAACATGAAATAACCTATGTTAACGTCATAACCGCCAATGAAACAACACCTAAATATGACTTTTTAGCCATAGTCGGTGGTGTATTCCGTGCAGCGACTGAATGGAGCCAGTTTGCCCAATTCTCGGTTAGGGTTACCGGGGGACGTATGGTAAGGCGAGTTTTACATAGCAATAGTCCAGGTCCCAGTAATTTGCTACCAGACATAGGTTATGACCTATGTCGTAGCTCACGTTTAGGACTTGGTCAATCTGTAAGCGATAAACAGCTAGATCTAGAATCATTTTACAATACAGGCTTATGGCTAAAGAAGAGGCGATACTTTTTTGATGGTGTACTAACAGAAAAAGTTAATATACGCCAATGGCTAGCTGACATTGGCGGGACTATGTTAGTAGATATTACAGAGAAAAACGGTAGGTTAGCGATGGAGCCGGCGGTGGTCTTCCCCGAGGACGGGACCGGAAAACCTCCAATATCCGGGCTTTACACTGCAGGCAACATATTACCCAACTCGTTTTCGCTAACATTTATACCAGAAGAAGATAGACAACCTATCCAAGCATCAGGTAAATGGCGAGAAGAGCGTTCGCGGGCGTCATACACGAGAAATGGTGTATTTCCAGTTGAGCGAGAGGTACGATTGCGGGAGGCCGACCGGCCAGAATCCGACCCCATCGAGGTTTTCGATCTATCCGAATATTGTACCAATTTTGAACAATGTGTCGATGCGCTTTGCTATATTGTACGGCTTCGCCGGCTCATTACCCATTCCGTGCAGTTTAGTACCCGTCCTTCAGGGATACTTGGAGGCTTATACCCAGGAGCTTATATTCGTTTAGCTCTTGATTATACATATTATGATGAGTTCGCTAATGGTATTGTTTTGAATGATGGTACTCTTGTCACTACTCGTCCAGACCTTCTGCCTGAAGGTAACCACACAGTTACATACTGGGATGGATTAAGCTCAGCCTTGTCGGAAGGAACTATTACCGTAGGAACTTACGGTAAAGCGAGCCCTGCTGGAATTATTTTTATGAAGAAAACAATCACCTCTCAAGTGCGTACTTACAAAGTCGATGAGGTATCCATAAATAGCAATAGAGATATTGATGTCAAAGCTACACATCATCCTACTGATAATGATGGATACTCTTTAATAACCAAAAACTGGACCAGTTATGTAACTGACACTAATTGGATCATACAAAGAGGCTAGATAATGCCAGGTACTCCCGCTGATCTTGTAAGTCGTAGTCTACTGGTAGGTAGAACTGGACTATCGCTTACTTACACTAACGACAGCTCTCTAAATAGCAGAAATCTTGTAATATCAAGAAATCCTTCTGATGGGTTAATAGTCTCAAGAGCATACCCACTAAGCTCCAGAGTGCTTACTCTAGAAAGAATCGCACACATAGGGCGATTTACAAGTAAAACCCAAAAACATACTTCTCGCAACCTTGTTATAGATAGAGTCGTACTCGGGGGGACCTTGTCCGGGACTTTACTCTACCCTTCTGCGATTCCCACACAAGTACAGTTCAAACCACCTAAATACCCTGTAACTGAACACCCAACGCAGTCAGGTGAGGTAGAAGTACAGTTATGGTCAGATTCAAATACTAATGCTACGTTAACCCTTGACTATATAAATTTATCAGACACAGTAGCTGAACAGATTTTAGCTCTATGGGATGCTTTATATGGTACATATAAATCGCTGCGTATTCCTATAACTATGTTAACTGGAGTAAACCAGCAGCTAGCTGTATATATGTTAACTGGAGGTAAAAATTCACAATGGTTTTTTGCTGAAGTCCCTAAATGGGTAGGTAAGATTAAAGGATACGGTGATCTTAACGTTATGTTGGTCTCACAACCTGTTATGCTAGCTAGCGCTATAGGAGGTAATTTCCCATTTATACCTATAGCCTCTACAGACAATAACTTAATATCGGATTACACAAGTTGCGATTATACAGGACAATCACCGGATCTAACCGATTTCACCTACGTTCGGTGGGTGGGTGTGCAGTGGTTTCGTAATTGCTATGGCTCGTCCACGCCATGTGCGCAAAATATTACTTCAGGTTGGATGCCGCTGCGCACCGCAGAAGGGCAAGCTATAACTTATGGATTGGGGGGGATAATCCTTGACGGCCCTTATAGCGCTGTGGGTTATCTGGGCCCTTGGTATTCAAATATAGATGTTTACCGACCTAATGCTAACAGTTCTAACATAGGTGGGACAGTTGATGTGTTTCTTATGTATCGCGCCACAACTACCCAGCTTACCGCAAATAACAGTAATTATGGGTTCTCGATGAACTCACCCAGTTACGACAGTTCCGACATTGCCACATCCAGGGGGCAATGGGAATTTGCCGATAGTAACTATAGTATATTATCGACATGGGAGGGCTACTCCAAATTGCGCCCAGTGTAGTGTGTCCACCTATCTATCTATATTACCTAAACTCCCACACCACCACCACCTAATTAAATAATATGACAATCGAATTTCCAGCATTAAAACCATCAAGTTATAGCTTTACCCCAGCCGTTTACAATGTTACTGCCCCTAAATTCCTTAATTCCACCTTCTCCCCTCGCTTAAATTCGTCTAAACCTAATGCTGCTGTTTTGACATTAAACTACACAAACATATCAGCCGCCAAAATACTGTCTATCTTCTCCGCCTGGGACTCTTCATACTCTGGATTCTTTCCCCTGGCACTGCCCCCCGAGATCGTAGCTGGCATTAAATCTACGGATTTCGCAGGGCGGATAGTTGGACCTAAATCAACAGGTTGGCGTTTTTTAGCAGAACCTAAATTAAATAATTTAATAGCTGGAGTAGGTAGCGTATCGGTAGAATTAGAAGGAGAATTTTACCAAATAAACAACAGTAGCACAGCTTTATTAAATACACCCGCATTACTTACTTCGCGCTCCCTTGCACTAGCTAGAGTACCCCATGAAGGCATATTTGTAGATAATCCCACACCGAACACAATGGTGTTTACGGCTAATAATCCTAATTTAAGGTATGTACCAGTGCCTAACAGCAGCGGTAACACAAGAGCCATACAATTAAACAATACTGGATCGGCAATGAATACCGGAGCAACACCTAACTTAAGAAATTGTATATACACCGGATTAGTGTGTGATGCCCCTTTGGTATCCTGGCAGCCAGTAGGGCAAGAAGTAGCCGGAAATATAAATGAAAGTGCTTTTACTGATAACAATACAATTGCGGCTAACGCTATAAATTCTCAACGATTTGATTATTATTTCGGTACTGGTAATTCTGCAGGGGCTAATACTATAATATGGACAAACACACTCAATTTAATATTTGGTGCTTTCTATCTTGTAGGTCCTTACCCTATCTGCGGATCAGCCAACACTGTTAATTTACTTAGTGTCAATAACACCGCTTCCGCGCAATCAATAAGTACATCACCCTCGGGCCTAGGAGGTAGCCAAAATTCTATAAATAGTTCTACATATAATATAATATTTGGGGCTTCAGGTATAACCGGTACACTACAATTCTACGCTTCTACAATTACCCAACAATCTCCTTATTACAGTCTAAATAGTGGGACTATTACTATAACAGTTAATATATAGTATTATTTAAGCCTCTACGCTATGCTATAACTACACCAGTCCATCGTGCATCCACTATTATGACAACCGCTCCCCAGTATTTCTTCAATTCCTACATAGCCGATCTTCACAATGGTGTTCATAACATCGGCTCTAATACACTAAAACTGGCCCTCTCCAACACGCTCCCTGTTGCTACAATAACCGACCTCGGGGGGATCACTCAGATAACTGCCGGGGGAGGCTACACTTTAGGAGGGTTTACCCTTACAGTAGCCTCCTCGACACAGAGTTCTGGTGTCTATAAAGCCCTGATCAACGATCTTACATTCTCCCCAACTGGCACCGTCAATACTTTCCAATATCCTGTCCTATACAACTCTTCAGTAGGCAACAAAGTCATCTGCTGGTGGGATTACGGCGTAGCCCAAAATCTAGTCTCCGGGGACACCTTCCTATTTGACTTCGACGGTACACTTGGTGGGCTTAGGGCCAGTTTCGCCGCATGATTCTTACTAGCACCACCGCAGGTCTATACTTTAATAACGTGCGGGTCGGCAGAGTCAAAAATATCGACTTAGACATAAGTCGAGAAGCCATGCGTACAACTACTATTGATCTTTTTGATCATACATATATTGCTGGGTTACGTGATACCAAGGCTTCAGCTTTATTATTTTACGATCCTCAAGATCCTACAGTAGTCAGCATCCTTGACACTATATATACAGATACCCCAGAAATTTTACCAAACTTCAAATTTGTATGGGACACCAACACGAATAGATCATTAACATCATATGCAGTTATCACTAATATTGGATTGTCAGCTACTTATGGGGAAGCTCAAGTGTGTAAACTCTCAGTTCAATTATCTGGTAAACCTACTGCTAAATCATTCTAATGTCACTTATAGGCAAAGACGGTATTATTCAACTAGCCCGAGCCTACCCAGATCCCATAGTGCTCCCCCCGAGTGCGCTAGACATTGCTAATAGCCAATTTACTATTAACTCTACAGCATTTTGGCCTGGAGATGAAGTTATACTTATACACTCTGGCGGTACTAAAACTGGATTTGTTTGGCGAGACGCTCTGGACAGAATAACAATCCATACTACGGCAGTAGGGGCTCAAGACAATAGCCCCTCTACTAAAATTAGTTTATCTACTGTACCATCTGCAATTACTATCCTGTGCTTAAAAGGTAGCACTGATGCTACTGCAATTCTAACTTCATTCTACACTACACTAACTACAATAATTACAGAGACTTCACTATTAGCATATCCAGCAGTTAATAGCAACTATACGGTAGCTAATTCAGGATCCCCTCTATGGGCTATTCAAGGACACATAAAAAAGTGGAATCTCAAGCTCGGGGGGAACACTACTGATACTGGATCCTTAGGAGAGCGTTTTGGAGATTCCATAAAAACCACAATATCTGGCTCCGGTACTTTCGATTTTATGGTAGATTTTCTAGAAAATTCTAATGGCACAAACGACATAGACATTATACTCCGTATGGCTTTAATGGTGGAGAACGAGGCTAAAGCTCAGACTAAACTATATCTAAAAAAACGTACAGAAGCACGAGTTAGATCTGTAGACGGTAATAACATAGTGTACTTACCAGGATCTGTGTATTACCAAAGCTCTATACTTCTTATAGACACAAGCCTAGATACCAACCCAGATGACTTTATCACCGGTTCCGCTAGTTTTGTCACAACTGGGCCGGTTAGGTTGTTCAGAGATTAGCCCCTTATGCGGCCTCCCTCGCTCAGTTAATCTGTATAGTGGACCCGATGCCCCATGCCCGTGATCGAAATAGTCGTGGCCACCATTGGCGGAATTTTCCTGTTACTGGGTAAACGTGTAGATAATCACATGAAACGTAGAGAAAAAATAGCGGACGCAGATAGTAAAGCAAAAGCTATTGAACGCAGAGAAGAACAGACCTTTAGACGAACCATCGAGGTAAAACACACAAGGCTATTTGAAGCATTTATTGAAGAACAGAGAAAAGCTGCTGCGGCTTTTGAGGGCATTCATAGCAGTGTCTCGCGTATAGGTGACGAGATTAAAGAAATGAAAGATGAAAATAGAGACTATAGGAACAATATATTTAGTAGAATAGAAGATTTAGAGAAAAAAACTTCTTTGCACGATGGGTTGCTAGCTAAAGGTTCCTACAAGAGTGATCAATAAACCCCTTCCTTTGAAGGAGTGCGCCCAGCACCGGGTACGAAGTGACCACCAGTCAGAATTGACAAACCGATGAATCCTGCTGTAGGCCCAGCAACGAGTTCGCCAGTCCATCTGGTACGAATCCAGTTGTAAAACTCATAAAAGCCGGCACCATTTGTAGGATACATGTCTATCCTACTAGGATGCACCAAGCTTACACCAATAGATCCACCCCAAGCAGCTCTTATGGTTTCGTAAAGATCCACCATCCGCATAATTGCGCCCTCTTCCCAAGAGCCGTTTACTGGCCTTTCTTCTGTATTCCATTGTACTACCTCCCCTACTGTTAGATTAGGAGACACTCTGCACATAAAGTTAGTCCAATCTATAGTAATACCTGGCTCAAACGGTAATGCTCCTGGAAAAGTCCGCCTCCAGGCTGAAGATCTGATCACGCGACTACCCCCGTACCCCCCGAGTACGACATTCTGTTCTCCGTGCTTCACGACATTGCCTACTCTCAAAACATCGTAGCGCTCCCCCATTTCTACTAATGTGGTTTTATCTTCAGGTCCCTCCTCTTCAGCATCTACCATCTCCATCAAAAATGTTGGCTGTATCGCCACTATAGTAAATAGTACCGTAGGCTTAACAGTTTCTTGCACCACAGGTACTTTCTTATCCATCTTTTGCACTGCCTTGTCTCCAGGAGTCGAAGCGTTCTGGGCAGCCATAGTAAACCGTTGATGTGACTTACACTATTCTATCTTATCTCGCGTGCATCTGTCAACAGACAAAAAAAAAAGCCTAGGGCTTTTACGTCCCTAGGCTCATCACTTAGAAAAAGGGCAGCTCACGACCGCCCGATATTACCGAATTAGATTTCGGTGGTTTCCCCTCCAGCAGCCTCAGTAGCCTCCGGCGCTTCGGCAACAGCCTTCGGCTTCTTCTCGTACACCTTGAACGGCAACGGACTGCCCTCCACCCGCTGTGCCACATCCAGGACAATCTGCCCAGAAGCGGGATCGACAGTAATACTCAGAGTGTCGCCAGGGCCGATACCGGCCTGTTTGGAGTAGATCGCACCAATCAGCACCGAGCCATTTTTATGGACAGTTGTCTCATTGGCAGCAGCACGACCTCGGGTCTCAGAATCGAACTTCACACCTTTGGCTTCAAGCACAGCGTCGGTGAACCGACCAAGATCAGCGACAATATCGCCTTTACGGGTCGTGCGTTCATAACCGGCCATGCGAGCCAGCACCGAGCGGTTCTTGATTTCAGGGTTGTCCTTGACTAGGGCCAGGAGTTCACGGCCAGTAAGAAGAGTCACAGAGTCAAATTGGTGCAGACCTTAGTATTGTACACCCTGGTGGGCCTTAACACAACCCCTGGAAGACGCAAAACTCAACTTGCTGTCAGCAGATCCTGGATGAACTGGTCACCAGCGACCGCAACCCCGTCAGCAGCGAAGAGCGTAATGTGCTGCAGCCGGCGCTTCAAGCTCTGTTTAGTGACCTCCAGCGCGATACCCGCCTCCACCCAGGAGCTTTCTGACTGAGCTTCCCCGAGGGCGCAAGCTATTTCACGACGTAGCTGAGAGTTTTGGCTAAAGGCCACTGCAGTAGTGCGGCTATTACCACTCTATCACCAATTACCACACTTTGTCACTATTTGGCATCCGCCCATGTGCTTCCGACTCCAACCTCAGCCAAGATTGGGACACGCTTACAAACGACAGCTCCGGCAGCCTCCATGGTGGATTTCAGCCTGTGCCGCCACTCATTGACCAGTTCATCCCTCACCTCCATAATCAATTCGTCATGGACCTGACTGAGTAAGCGAGCGTCTAAGTCAGAGGTTATTGCTAAAGTCTCCCAAAGCATAGCCATAGAGATCTTGCAGATGTCGCCAGCAGTGCCTTGAACAGGAGTATTCACTCTAGTTGTGTATTTGTCGTTAAACCCTATAAGCACACGCCTGCGGCCATACCTAGTAAATACGGCTTTTGAAGTACCTTGACCTTGCTCTTGCTGCCACTCATACAATCTGGGATAAGCTCTACGGAAACCAGTCACAATCTCTTGACATTCCGTCATAGCATATAAGATGCCATATTGTGCTAACGCTTGGCGCTGGAAAGTCTTAGCTCCAGCTCCATACAACAACCCAAAATTAGCAATTTTAGCTGAAGTCCTCATCTCTTTAGTGACATCCTCTAAAGCCACCTGTGCTATTAGAGAAGCAGTCTCAGTATGTAAATCTCTACCATCGGCATACGCCTGTAACATGCGTTCGTCACCACTAAGCTCCGCTGCTACCCGCAGTTCTATCTGACTAAAATCTGCGCATATCAGTTGATACCCAGGTTCTGCGATAAACAGCGCACGGAACGTTTTTTCTTTAGGTACTTGCTGTAAGTTAGGCTCACTAGCACTTAACCTCCCAGTATTAGTACCCATCTGCAAATATCTGCAATGTATTCGATCCCCATGAATTTTAGCGGCTTTTAGCAAAGTCTCTACACAAGAAACACGAGTATTAGCCGTGCTCCATGTCATGTATTGATCAATCAGCGAATACTCACTACGAAGAAAAGCTAAAAGAGTCTGATCTAGAGATACTTTTCCAGGCACCGAAGGTTTACCCACTACCGGTTTAGGCGGAGGCAAAATAATCCCAGCATCTGTAAATGCTCTAGCCATCTGCTGAGTGCTTCCAGGATTAAACCCAGCAAGCATTTTATTTGCACCTCTACCAACATTAGTTTTGCGCAAGTTCAAAGATCCGTCAGGATCCCTAGGTAGCCATTTGGACTCGTCCTCGGGGTGCCGCTGTTTTAGTTCCTCATCCAAAGCGGTCAAAAAAGTAGCTTTTAGTTCATCGGCTTTTACTTCAAGATCTGCTTTAAGTCTTGACGCTTGGGCCTTATCAAACTTAAACCCATACCATTGCATATACGCTATGGGCCGTAAAGCCTGCATTTCTAGCGTAAACACGTCAAACAGAGATGTAGATGACGAATTTAGAATTTTGCTTTCTTGTAGTTTGCTGGTTAGAGGTTCTACTAACAGTGGCAGAGCCCTAGCATCTTTAGCTGCATAACTCAACATCTCTGTTGTAATATCACCACCCCAGTCAGCTTTCTGTAACTCTTTAGGCATGTGTACTTTTAAGTAGCGAGCTACTATAGAACCTAAGTCGTTTTTATGGTCAGTACCGTTAGTAATTATTTTAGACGCTATCATAGTATCAAATATAGGACTCTTGATCAACACAGACTCTGCCCTTAAAAAATTCAAATCAAACGCGGCGTTCTGTAAAACCTTAGGTTGCCCCGCTTCTAACAGCACCTTCAGCTCTCTAAGTCCCGGCTTTCCCCAAGGGACTGCCCTAATTAAATTCCCATCAGGGTCTCTGGAACGCCAACCATCAAGATCTACAATAATACAATCTCCAGGGGAACCTAATTGAATAAGTCTAACTCGATCTTTAAATGGGTTCAATCCGGTGGTTTCTGTATCCACCCCTACCGCCCCGTTGTAAAGGGAAAAATCCCATAGACAGTCAGCTAACTGTTTACCTTGACTTGGTGAATTGAAAAAAGAGTGACTGTCAAAAAGTCTGCTAGTCATGGAATTAGAGTAGTTGAGGTCTACAAAGGGCGATAGTGATCTGCTGAATAAAGCAGAGTCAAATTTCTAGGATATGGAACTATTTCTCGGAGTTCTCTCTCAGCAGCCTCCCCCGAGACCGCTTGGATAGAAGCAAGTTCAATCTTACCAACAATGCTGGAATACCTAAAAATAAACCAGCGTAAATTACTACCAGACATGATTACACCTCAAGAAACAGTAGTGTCTAAGTGATGGACTTCCCGTGAAGCTCTCGTCACAGCAACATACATCAACTGCTTCTGTTGATCCCGTGCTTTACGATAGTCACTGTTAACGTACACGTATTTAAACGTACTGCCTTGTGATTTATGGACAGTCAACGAATAGCGAAAATCAAGATCAGCAAAGCTAGCTTTTAACGGGAAATATTGTGAAGCCCATCTGCGCTTGACTGCGCGTGAGTCATGGTGAGTACCAGATTTAGCGGCTTTGCCTTCTTTGGCAATTTCCATGCCTAAAGCCTTAAGATACTTAGCGTATTTATCAATGGCTTCCTGGTCTGCTAATACATAGAGTAGTGCTCCTTTATCAGATCTTATCTGCCAAGCAGCACAAGTGAAATCTAAAGTATCCACAGGAGTGTAATCTTCTATTAGCACAGGAGGTGCTATAATATGAACATCCTCATTATTGCTATAAATTAACTTTTCCTCTTGAATTATAGGTGATAGTGCTAACAACACATCACCCTCAATGAACCTAGGGGCATCAGCTCCCATTAAAACAACCCGTGCCTGTCTATTAAATTCTCTACGATGCTTGTTCATATAAGTGAGCATCACAGTAGAATCATTTCCCTTGTCACTATCCAATAAAGAATTTAACCACGCTGCTACCAAAGCATCATCATTTTTGTACACGATCACATCAGTACCGCCGCCTGAAGCTGCAGCGACTTGAGGTAGATAAGACAGAGTTCGAATCTTAGTAGCCAAATTCAATATCGCACCATCATGACGAAGTATCTCCGTTAACTTGTACTTAGTAGGAGTCTTAAATGTTGTTGACAGGCTCTTCTCATTAACAGGCATTAACTGAGCCGGATCCCCAGCATACAGAATAGGAATACCTTGCTCGACAATACCTGCTTGTATGTGCGTAGTCAAGTCAGCACCTACCATTGAGCACTCATCGACAATGACAAAATCAACAGCGGCTAGCTCTGGTGCTCTTGTCTGAGTAAATGTCTCAGGCTTACCATATTCTGCTCGCGCAGGTTTCAAATTTAATAAGCTGTGCAGTGTAAGCGGAACAATATTATGCCTCAAATGCTGCTCTAGAGTCTGCATGTGTGTAGCAATAACTGAACAAGCTTTGTGAGTAAAGCTAGTGACTACGACATTATACTTCATCACGTCTAAAGCAATGATCAATCCCACTAATAGCATTGTCTTCCCAGTGCCTGCTGGTCCTTTAAGACTCGCTTCTAGAGGTTTACCCTCTTCATTAACTTTAACAATAATATCAGTGATAATCTTAACTTGATCTGCAGTCAGCGATGGATACCCAGCACTAGCTAAGATACTAGCAACTCGTTCCATAGTCCTAGTCAATGCTAGATCCATTGTTGTGTCCCTGATTTGAGTGGCAGTCACTGGTCTAAGAATCGGTTGTTGATGAAGTTGCACATTCAGCAGCTATCTGGTTAAACAAAGCTACTGAACGAGCCTGTGCCTCTTGGTGATTGTCAATCATTGCCCTAACAACGTCACTCATAGAATAAATGCGGCCATTACTTAATGACTCCACATAATCCTTCTGATCTTGACGAACATACACTGTCATCGGCACTACCTTGGAATTAGCACTCATTACAGGCATGGTTAAGGGAATGCTGAAATCACTAATCAGCATACCCCCATCCTAACCACATTACGTCGATATGCGCAACCCCCTAAGGCTCCGAACCAGTCACCTGACCACCAAACGCATCCAACCAATCAGATAGGCCCTCGCGGGGGTGGGCCGAAGGAGGTGGTTGCAAAGTCCCTGACAGGGGCAAATCGCCCTCGGGGACAGGGTTTGATTTTGCAACCACCTCCTCTATTTCGCCTTCTGCAGCCCCTCCGGTTGCAAAATCAGGGCTTCCTTCCAGGTCACCCTCTTCGGCCTCGGGGGGAAGCCCTGATTTTGCAACCACACCCCCCTTTAACCCCCTTGGTTGCAAAATAGTTGCAAATTCCAAAAACCCCGCACACCAAGTGTTTTGGTCATCTACATCGAATTTCGCACCCCCCTCTTTCGATCTCTCCCCGCGAGGCACTCTGAAGAGGAGAGTGGGCCTCCCTCTCCCCTCCACCGCGACCATCCCGACCTTCTCCACCATCCCGGCCTTCTCCCAGGCCGCCAGGTGCTTCCCGATGGCCTGGCGGGACGGGAACACCTCCTGGCCGGCCCCCTCCATCCGGTGGAGCACAAATTCCCGGATGGCCTTGGGAGTGGCCCCCTCTTCCCCCGAGTCCGTCACAGCGGCCAGCACAAGGCTCCTGGGGCTGATGTCTCCGCTCCGCATCACCCCCTCCCGCTCAAGTAGGGGAGTGAGATCCTCAATGCTGTAATTAAGTTCTACATCTCTTTTTATCAGCATTCGATCCCCACTACGATCAAAGCGAGATTTACCGATACATAAGAATCTGGAGTTAACACCAAAAGTAACTTCTTGCTCAACAGATAAATTCTGTAACTCCCATGTCTCATCGACCGCATTGTTAATACGGTCTGTTCCTCTAAACTTCGTCCCATCTTTGGTGTTATGGTGAATCCATAACAGAGAACAAGCGGGGAACCCAAACTCAGAACTCATATCACCGTTATTAACAGACAAGGCGTACAAAGGAGCTGCGTACTCAGCTTCATTCTCTTTAACCCCCGTTTCATCTTGCGATGAAGCGAGAGAGTCAATGACAACAATGACCGGCTCTACCTTTCTGATAATATCCGCTAATTCACGCGGAAGGTCAGTTTTCCAGTTTTCTACAAAGTGGAACCAGTCTGAATTAGCCTCTGTAATGTCTTGGGCGCTTAGCTGAGCATCTAGCCGAGACTTATTCTGGTCACTAGAGATCCACAAAACATTACCCTGCCGACACTGTACGTCGATCCCTCTAATCTTAATACACGCTCCAGTACCAATAGCTTTGGCTAGAGCTATAGCAGTTTCAGTCTTCCCAACACCGCCCCGAGCATGTAGAAGTATCTGTGACGGGCGCCGGATCAAACCCGGTATAATGTGTTCTTCTGGCGCAACGTCCTTTCTCCAGTCTTTATCCCTTAACAAACCTATCTCTGCATTCTTAGTAAATTGCTTATGCCGAGTAACCAACTCCTTTAATTTTGTAGGAGTTAAGCGCATTCGCCCCGTATTCTCCGCCAAATCGGTTAAAGCGATAAACTGCTCTGAAGGATCCCTCACCTCTTTAATGATTTTCTCAGCCCTAACCAATAGTTCTATCCCTGATATAACTTCTCTAGGTACATCAGTAGTCTTCTGCACTACCAGCAAATCTTCTGGGTATCTGTATCCAAGTGCCTCTGCAATAGGTTTTATGTATCGCTCCAATTCAGAACCGACAGGACGCGGTGCGTACATATCATTAGTCTCTATCTTATGAATAAAGTCCAAAGGATCTCCATATACCTTACAGCTCTTACAATCCCAACAGCCGTTCTCTTCATTAACTTGAAACGACGTGCCACTACTGCTGTCGTGCCAAGGACAACCATTCATCAACTGCGGTTTACTACCTCCTCTTGTCTCCCAACCATACTGGTCAAATACTGAATGTCTAAACACTAGTTCAGTCAACCTAGGCTGTAACTTTTTCTGAACTTCCTCCTTAAAGAACCAACCTCTTAATTGCCTCGGAGGTACTTGAGTGCGACCTACTTCCGATTGCAGTTCACGAATATCGTCTTCAGCTAACCATTCACTAGGCTTAACCCGCTCTTTCAGTATTTCTAACACCCATGTAGGAGCATCCTCTGGCACACCATTATTGTATTGCAGAAACCTAAATCGCTTCTTAGTATCGGGATGAGGGCTACCGGGCAACACTGACATGCACTTATTGAATCTCAGCACCAACTCTTCTTTAGGAGCACGATTCATAGTGTCGTCTTCATTAGGACGACCTTTACCGCTCCACCACACGCCATCATCCAGTAGGATCAATGATATAACATGATTCAGTTGGGAAATCATTGCCTCTGGCACTCTCCACAGCAACTGCCTACGGCCTGGTTTACCTGATGTCCACGCCATAGTGGTTTCACCCCCGAATGGCTGGTACTCCTCCCCCGAGACCGCTTTGTACCTAGCATCCGCTTCGTGCCCATCAATATCTAAAGCAATCAATCCGCCGGATAGCGCACCAGTTACTACACCAATACCTCGGTATCGAGAATCCGACACCAATGCCGATAACATGTCCTTATGTTCTATTCTCTTACTAGCCCAACCTCTATGGAACGTATCTTTCCCCGCAACTGGGATTAGTGCCCAATCCTCAGGAAACACTTTTTTATCAAACATTTCACGGGCAGTACCTTTAGGTGTGCCAGATACAGCTTTCGGCGCTGAAGCACCGATTGGATCAACCGTCATGGTGTAAAATCGTGAGTGGGCTAGTTCCCAGTGGTCATCATCATCAAGGCTCACTCCGGGAAGGGTGGGCCTTTTTACTGGCGCTGGGCCGCCGCCCCCAGTTTACGGCATACCTGCCTGACCTAGGCATTTTGTGGACATCCACCTCCCGCGTCCCGGCCTCCACCCCTGCGATAGGTTGACCTATGTCCTCTCATGCCCTACCATTGAGCGAATCGACAGAGCCTGCAGGCGGACCCGCCAAAACCAACTACCGGCGATACGGCGTCCCCAAAAGGAAACGCCATCTGTATCTGACGGACGCGGCGCATGGTCACCTAGCATCCCTGGCTAGTCTCCGTAATTCCTCCCCTTCGGAGGTGGCGGAGCAGATCATCCGGGCCCACCAGCAGGCTGTCTCGATCCCCACCGCCCCGTAAGGGGCAAGTCCCGTTACCAGCTACTTTCCCTCTTTCCTTTCTTTCCTTTCAATACCATGCCCGCTACCAAAGCCGCTGCTACGACTAAAGCCAAGCGCCCAACTTCTGCCTTTCTCACGGATGAACAGATCGAAGAAGTAGCTAAAGATACTCAAGGGAACGATAGTTTTGTCGGCTTGTCCAAATTAGATGAAGGTAAACCTCATCGTTTTCGTTATCTCGGTGCAGCAGTTACTGGCTATAGTACCTGGCTCGATGTTGACGGTAAATCACGCCCTATTCGTTGGGCACGGAAACCAGTGGGTGAGGATATTCCAAGTAATATTCAGATTAACAAGGATTCCGGCAAACCTAGTGAGATCAAAAGATTTGTCGCTGGTTTCGTCTGGGATTATCTTAAGGAGCGCATCCGCGTACTAAACATTGACCAGTCTAGTATCCTCAGCCAGCTTAATGCTTATATCGCTGATGAGGAAGACTACGGAGATCCGCAAGGATACGACATTAAGATCACACGGAAGGTGGAGAAAGGTTTCACCAAATACACTCTATCCGCTTCGCCACCCAAGGCTGTATCTGCAGAAATTGACGCTGCATTTGAAGCCCTTATGGAAGGTGGTGCAGATCTAACCGTTCTATTTGAGAACGGCGACCCCTTTAACCCCGAAGCGTCTAAAGAACCGGACGCGGACGATGAAGAGGAGACCGCAGAAGAAGGAGAAGGAGGAGAAGACCTCTGATTCCAGCGAGTACTCTCGCAATAACGACCGGGGCAGTCCCTTCCTGCCCCTTTTTCATGTAAGCTATCCTCGACGACGCCGTTTCAGATGGATCACCCGACCGCCGATCAGATCCTCCGAGTTTTCGGGCGAAACGTTGAATTTCTGGCCGCCCGTAAGGGCATCACCCTCAAAGCCCTTGCAGCAGATCTTCAAATAACAGGCGGTGCGTTATCTCGCGCTCGTAAGGCTACTAGGTTCATCGACGTGGAGTTGCTCCTAGGTTGTGCTCGTGTTTTAGATTCTACTGCTGACGAGCTGCTACATCGTATCGAGGGGGTTACATACTTATGAGCTTCCTAACACTCCCTAAACACACACTGGAACGCGAGGATAACCATCCACTAGGGGGACGCCACTATAATACAGAGCTTGGGTGGGCCGGAAGTGTTACAAATAAAATAGGACAGTCTAAAGACATGACTGGTATCAATGAATGGAGGGAATGGAAAGGTAAAGAAAAAGCTGATGAGATTCTAAAAGTAGCCGGGTTTAGGGGAACAGGCACACACAATAACGTAGAGCAGTTTCTGTTAACAGGCGTGGAACCTAAGTTCTGCATGCTACGGACTCCGTACTGGAACAGCATTAAAGAGTTCTTAGTCAAGATTGAACATACTGTTCTAATGGAAGGCGCAGTCTGGCACCCTGATGGGTTTGCTGGATCTTTAGATCATCTAGGTTACATAATAGAAGATCGAGGAGAGATAAGCTTAAGTGACTGGAAGTCAGCCGAGAAATACATTGATGAAAGCAAAGTAGCAGGGCAGCAGAAACTCTACGATTACAAACTACAAGTAGCCGCGTACAAAGCTGCAGCGGAGTATGTTTATAGGGATTACGGACTATACATCCCCCGAGCCCGCATCGTCCTAGCCATCCCCGACGCTGCTCCCCAGGTCTTTAAGCTAGAAGCGGATGAGCTTAAACAACTCTTTATTCACTTCCAAGCCCGCAACCGTTACGCAAACTCAAAGTAATGACAATGCCTACTCTTTCCCCTGTGAACACCGAATATAGGAAGCCTAAGTTGCTGATCATCGGTCATGCTCGTCATGGCAAAGACACCCTTGCTGAGAAAATAAGAGACAAAATGGGCCTCGCGTTTATGTCCTCTTCAGTTTTTGTCGGGCAGGAATGTATTTGGCATCAATGGGGCCGAAGACGTGTTTGGCATAAATGGTTTCGAAGACGTTACTCTAATTTTGATGACATGTTTGCGGATAGAGTTAATAATCGCGAAACATGGGCAAACTTGATCTCTGCCTATAATACTCCCGACAAAACACGAACGGCAAAAACCATGTTTGATCGTGGTTTTGATATGTATGTAGGTATGCGACGGTTAGATGAATTGGTGGCTTGTCGGAACGCCAGGTTATTCGATCATGTTATATGGGTTGATGCTATTAAGCGCCTGCCACCAGAAAGTAGAAGCTCCATGGAGCTAACTCCAAGTTGCGCAGATCTTCGATGTGACAATAACGGGCCAGAGGCGGACATGGGTGTATGGGTAGATAACCTACAAAAGTTTTTGCACAACTGCCGCTACGATGTTAAACTCACAGACTCTTCTGCAGTTCTAAAATATGACCGTTAGTATCTGGCAACCAGACCCTGCCGGCTTCTTACGGGGACATCGTGTCCGATTTGCCGGCGGGCCGGTGATGACGGTCATGGATTACGAGAAAAATGGATATGAAGATGGAAGCTCGGCTATTACCTGCGGATGGTGGGTAGCTGAAGAGCTTAGAGTCGCAGATTTCCATCCTGGTGTTTTAATACACGCGCAGATTGACACAATATGCTCAGAACCTGAGGATACCTCTGGGGAAGTGGTCGTATATCATGAGTTCTATTCTGAACCCGATCAACTAGAGCAACCATAATGGCTAGTAACTCTGAACTTCAAGGCTATATGCAAGATGTGGGTAGACACATAGTCTTAAGTGAAGAAGCTCAAATACGCCATTGCCGTAATATCGCACTATGGCAGGCGGCTAAAGCCGATAACAGTGATTTACCAGAATCATATATATCAAAAATAAAGCGGCGCGGGCAGCATTCTATGAAGATAATGGTCGAATCGAACTTGCGCATGGTGATCACCATTGCAAAAATATATCGGGGCCGAGGATTGGAATTTCCAGATCTTATACAAGAAGGCAACATGGGCTTAATAAGAGGGTTAGAAAAATACGACCCATCTAGAGGTTACAGACTATCGACTTACTGCTATAACTGGATTAAACAATCTATCACGCGAGCACTCCACAATCAAGGACGTGCCGTGCGCGTACCGCTAAACTACCACGAAATACTGTGTAAAGTGCAGCGCGAAAGCATGCGAGTAGAAGCAACTACTGGAGTAAAACCTTCTATTGAATACTTAGCACTGTTCGCAAAGGTGACAGTAGAGAGACTTAAACTAATCATGGAGGATTACTCAACCACCACAGTCAGAAGCCTCTCTTGCCCAGCAGTAGAAGGTGGCAGCGAACTCATCGAGTTACTGGTGGCGGACACTCCCCCCGAGGACGACCCCTCTCCCTCCCTTTTCCCCCAGTTAGCCCTCCCCTCCAGCGAGCATCGCCAGGTCATGGCCGCGCTGCGAAGCTTACCTTCCAGAGAACACTATGTGATAGAACAGATGGTAATCCATGGTAAGTCTTTGCAGGAAGTTGCAGATGATATATACTTAAGTAAGTCTAGAATCGCACAGTTACTTAAGTCGGGAAAGTCTAAACTGCTCGCTAAGATGAATGAATTATCGGAGAAAGAGTAACTTCTTACACAATACATATATATACATTTTTATACAGCATGTATGTGTCATATAGCATACATGTCAATCTCACTCTGAGACTCAGCGAGACTCCAAGGGGTTGACACTGGGGCCGATTGGTGCTAGACTGACGATGGTTCCCGCGCACGCGCGCGTTTCATCTTACTGCGCCGATGTTGTGGAACCTTTGGCGGGATCACTTGACAGCCTGCCGACCTAGGGGGTATGTTGGATCCAAGCAAGGAGAACCGGCACCCGTCGTGGTTCGTTCTTTCTTTCTTGCTAGTGATCCCCTTGGGGATTGCGCCAAGGGTTGACAGACAGCCCAAAACCGCCTAAGTTAATTCCACAACCGCAGACGACCCTATGTAATCCCCCTTCCAAAGCGCAGCCAGTATAGCGCGGCTCGCCTGTGAATACAGGAGTTATAGCTGTGAGCTACGGACCTTTGATGGGCTGTAGTGGCGCACATTCAAATCCCGGCGGCTAGGTATCGACCTAAGCAAGCGCGGCGAACGGGCCAATAATCCCTACCGACTTTCATGTCGGCTAACAGGGGTGAGGTTTCAAGTAGCACCGGAGTACCGGAGGGGGCAGTAGTGTGCGTTAGATGGGGAGGCCGGTGAGAGCCAGATCCCATCGTGAGCAAGCAGGATCCTCGTGCAGAGAGATCGGGCTCACAGTGCAAGCAGGTTATGCGGTATGTTACCGGGGGTTGTCAGGCCCTACACATACTTCTCAGGGGGGTTGGGCCTCCTGCTGCTTAGATAAGGGGTGCTCTTACAGGGCCCCAATCCCGCAAGGGTTCCCTACCGTCAGGGTTATGCGACGGCTGTAAGCAGGTCTCTTTTATGTAGTCCTGGGCCAATTAACATAAAACAATTTTTCTACAACATACCTAGCGCAAGCTAGGCAAGGCGCGATTCGCCCATCCTGTTCTCACAGGATGGGCCTTTCGTATGGGGGTTCAAATCCCCCTATGTTGTATCGCTCCTACGGGAGCACCATCTTAGGATGCCATTCACCCCGGCTTTCTAGCCGTCTGCCTTACCATGACTAAACTCACTCAAAGTCAAATGAGGCGCCTATGCGTCTCCGAAAACATCGCACATGCGGCTGCCGCATGGAAAGCGGCCATGCTGCACCAACAAGCACCACCGTTGTTGCAGGTATGTGTTGAAGAAGACGCCGATCCAGATAGTTTAATTAGAACGCTACTCAGTAGTGTACCCCATCCAAAAGTACACAAGAGGCGTATAAACACATACGCTATAAGCGTGTATCAAAGGGAAATGGAGACGTATAGAACTTTTATGAATTGCGTAAAGGCTTGCACCAACAGGCTGCAAAGGTTTAGGAAAGACGGCCTAGGCATCTGGCTGACGACTCCAAGAGAGGATGAAGCGATGGGTAAAATGTTTACAATTATTTTTAGAGCGTCCGATAATTGGACCCATCCTGAGCAGGTAAAGCAAGGCATAAGAGGAATAGACCCTAATTATCAAGGTTCTAATGTGTTCTTCACGAGAGAACTCGCCGCTGCCGCTGCCGCTGCCGCTGCCGCTGCTCAAGACTTTTCCGACGAATACCAGATCATCCAGATTAAGGATTTAGAGGCCAGCCTAGCAAGCTAGCGCTAGGTTGGCATCCCCTCCTCAAGAGTTTCCCCTAAGCGCACTGCGTCTAGGGGTACTTTTGATGAGGGATTGTCCCTCTTTCCTCTACCCCGGCTCTTTAGCCGTCTGACTTCCTATGTCAGTTACAACCGTTATCCATCCGGCTAAGGCCGCGATGGATCTTTGGCGTACAACTACGCCACGCCCTGTTCTTGATGTTGTTCTAACCGAACGACGCCGGGACACTAACGGTAATACTGTTTTCATAGCCCGCACGGGGCTTGCTGTTTATCGAGAACAGCGAGACTACACTCTCACTGAATGTGAGAACCATGTAGCAGTGTCGCTAGAGGCCCTGAAGGAGTACTCCGCTAAAACTATGCACAGGTTGGCGGATATACGAATAACTGATGGCCATGGTGTCATTGTCTTTGAGAGGCTACCATGATCGCAGAACACGCAACAGCAGCCGACTTCGCCAAATGGCGGCGCCATGCAGAAACTCTCGATCTTGGCGCTTTGCGCCATGTTGTCAGAGATTGCCGTCAGGCAGAATCTGCCATGCGTGGCTGGAACCCCGCCAGAGAGGGGTACTACGCCGATCAGGCGTTCACTTATGGCGATGAATATCGCCGGAGGCTTTCAAGATGACTAAGCCTACCAAACCTGTCACACTCCGCTTTACATCTGACCCCAGCCACGGCTGGCTCCATGTCAATCGTGATGTGGCAAAGATGATCATGGGCGATGACTACAAACGCATATCGCAATGCTCTTATCAGCGAGGTGCGACTATCTATCTAGAAGAGGATAGTGATGCAGGGCTGTTTAGAAAAGCTTGTGAGGCAAGAGGTGTAGACCTTGATATAAAAGTCACATACTACGAACGTACTGCCCCAATCTGTTCCTACGCCACTTTTTACCCATGAAAAACCTTTTGGGTCACCTGTTGGAGCTGGAATCTTCAGAACTAGAAGACTTCAGCGGTAAAACATTCAATGATTTCCCACCATCTATCACTGAAACTGTCATTGAAGAATACCGAGACTTCCGTGAAAAGGCTGATCAAATCCTCCTAGATCTAGGTCTAGGAGACAACTCCCTAGAGGATCACTTCGAGACCTGCGAAGGCAGGATCGCACATTTATTCTTCTGTGTGCGCAATCATCACGGAAGTTCGTTTACAGATGACTTCTGGGGCGATACTGTGGAGGCCAAATTAGCCAAACGGGTGGATGCTCTAGCTAGCCAGTATAGCCAGTTGGATGTCTACGTCGGCGACGACGGCAAAGTCTACATCGCGGGGTACGAATGATTAACCAAGTCACGCTTACGCTCACTATTCATTCTGAGGCTCCTATCACGCTAGACGATCTTCAAGATGAAGCTACAACTTATCTTACAGATCGAGTCGTGCCACTTCTACAGGACGGCTATTTGAGCGGATTGGACAATGATCAATCCTGGTCTATCCAGTTTCTCTGTGGAGGTCCATGACTCTATCTCGCGTTTACTCGTTCAACGTCTTCGCTCCAGAGAACAGAATCTGGATGCACTTTGTCAGATCTACTTTCCATCAAGGCTGGTGGAAAGTAGAAGCTTCCGACCAAACAGGTCGAATGCTCCACTCTCGTCTAATCTCAGATGAGCACATGCACTCGATTTGGGGAAGATTCTCTCATCTTGCAGAGGTAACCCTTTTCTCATGAAAACCTACAAGATCACAGTCAAAGAGCACGAAGAGTATGGTGGGCTTGGGCTCGTCGTAGACGTAGGTAGACCCTACTTCGACCCCTTGCGGGGATTAGGTATAGCCCATGACATACTTGAACACCCCGTGACTCCTCACCCTAATCCAGTAGTTGATGAGCTAATGGCTATAGGAGGGATTGTAGCTGGAAGGCTAGAGTGTGGTTGGAGTAGTCCTGGGGGGTATAGAATGCTGGATCTAGATGATATTGCGATGGACGTATCCCGTATGGCTGTAAGTTGTTGCTACAATGGAAACGCTTTCTGTAGCTTGCCGTGTAATAGCTACATACAAGATAAGAAGATTGTTGAGCTAATGCGAAAAGGTATAGAACAGGGAATAAAACAAGCTGAACATGAAGTTGAAGGAACCATAACGATCGACATAGGTTCATCTGTGGCTTGGGTGTGTAAAGGCTACCAGGCTTATATAAGAAGATTCAAAAAATTGGACAATTACACAATCTCTACACACCTGTTTGACAAAATAGCTTCAGTAGCTGATGAGTTTCTTAACTGCGCTGATGAAGGGCAGACCGCTTACTTGTGTGTGGACTTTAGTAGATACGACTGTTGGCTGAAAGAGGAACCTTTTTCATGAAAACACACTTCAGCAACCCTTCAATTCCTCCCGTAACTGCGGAACAGCTTACCTCTGTAGGAATCAACCCCGCAGATCTCTGGTTCTCACCGACTTTCTCGTCTTGGCAGTTCTGCGGCCACACCTGTGTCCGCTATCCTTACCACACCACTGGGGCCATTATTAAGGTTCTAGGACTTACTCCAAACCCAGAGGCTTAAACCATGTCTAAATCCAAAACCAATCAAACCCCGGTGTGGACCGGGGAGTATATACGCGGGGCCCCTCCTGCAGCCATAGTCAAATACCATGGACCCACAAGTCGCCGTCCACCAAAATGGATAGCAACGCTTACCCGTGGTGAGGGGCTTGTAGTTCGCCTCGCTGTACCTTTCAGCGACGGGCCTTTAGTTGCTGCTCTAGCAGTAGCGGCCAAGTCTGGCAGCCCTCATTGGGCTGTAGCATCAGTACATCATATTGATAATACCACTTATTCCGTGGCCTTTAATTCCCCATGAATTGTACTCATTGTGGCAAGCCGATTATCCTCGTACCTTCTGCAGCCGAAAGAGCTAGGAAGTTTGGAGGTAAGCCATCTGATTACACCAGATTGTTCACTATGCACGCTACTTGTCAGCTAGAGCTACGCGACGGGAGGTCAAAGTCTCATGCCTAAACCTAACTACGGCTATGGCCACACCACTGGTGAAGGCCAAAAGCGTCTGATGTACGAATCAGCCGGGATGCACTACGAACCGCCAAAGCCAATCCTACCCTGGAAACCGGGTGATCCCGACTACGGGGCGGATCCGTTAGGTGACGGCACTCACCGCATGGTGCCATCTGGAGATATTGTTAGTTTTGAGGAGCGATGTAGACGACTTGGTAAACGTTAAATCCCTCTACCCCAATTTTCCCATGAACCGCTCTTACCTCGTCGCTAAAGTAGCTGACGAGCTATTCCTCGTGTCCCGCTGCCACGGGTCTTACGGCGAATCTCTCCAAAAAACCCTAGTCGAATCCTACAATAGCGGCCCCTTAGCCGCCATGTTGGTATCGCCTGGAGGCATGTCGGGCATCAACGACAAAATCAAAAGACTAACAGGTCGATATAACAGTAAGGGAGAGGATATAGAATCCTCTACCGAAGGGCCATCTTACCACTACTGTCGTAGTGAGATGTGCCTACACTTCAGGACCTTTAGTCAAGTAAAAGCCTTCCTCCGCGATGCTGAGTTAATAACTTGGCATTATTGGGACGGCTTCCTATGGACTATGACCGACACCCGTTCACCCCTCCCCGGCTAACACCGGCTGATCCAATGCAATCAACCATTACCGAGCAGCAACAACAAGCCATTGCTCTCAAGCTGGCTACCATGCACCTACCTGCAGGCTTAGGCGATGAACACAACGCCTGCAGCATCGCTGCAATCAATCTAACCCTTTCTGGGGAATTATCTGACACAATTCCACTGTGCATGTCAGAAGTTATCGGAAAATGGATAATTCCAATGCAGGATGCCATGCCTGATACAATGCGAAATAGCACAGAGTGGAAGCGCCTATTACCGTTAGCCGCCGGGACTGGCCGTGAGAGAGAGCAGGAACGCCTAACTATTATCATGAATTGGCTATGGGAATCCGTTCTACCTACTGTTCAACCAGCAGCCGACTCAGGAGGCTATGGGGAGCAGTGGAAGGAGATGCTGCGGCAAAGAACTGCTGATGCTGCTGCTGCTCGTGCTGCTGCTCGTGCTGCTGCTGCTGCTTATGCTGCTGCTGCTTATGCTGCTGCTGCTTATGCTGCTGCTGCTGCTGCTTATGCTGCTGCTGCTGCTGCTCGTGCTGCTGCTGCTGATGCTGCTTGGACCACATTCAACCCTTGCGGGTTGCTAGATAAGCTTATCAAGCTGGAGCATTAACCAACGCACCCCGTCATCCCTATGAAAGACCCCCTTTCCCACTTCATTGCCCGCTCCGGCAATGCCAAAACCGGGCCGATCTCTTTGACTCTAACCGAGGAGTCCTCCTGTCCCACAACCTGCCCGCTCAAGGGCCACGGCTGCTATGCCTCCTACGGCATGGTCCTGTTCCACTGGTCAAAAGTCCCCACTACCGGGATCTCCCCAGAATCCCTATTCGCCAAGCTCCGAGAGTTACGCCCCGGCGCCTATTTCCGCCACAATGTGGCTGGCGATCTCTGGCACAATACCGGCCAGCTCATCCCCCGGCTTGTCCTTGGCCTGGCCGCTGCCGCTGCCCATCTCAAAGCCTGGACATACACGCATCACGTCCTATCTCCCGCCAATCTCCTCGTAATTCGAGAAGCAATCAGCCGGGGATTCTGCATAAACATCTCCACGGAGACCCCCGAGGACGCCGCCTCCGCCTTCCGCCAGGGCCTCCCAACTGTCCTAGTGGTTCCTCCTGAATCCCCCACCCACTTCAAGATCGACGGGATCCCCGTCATCCAATGTCCAGCTAACACAGCAGAGCATATTACCTGCTCTAACTGCGGAGGAAAGCAGGGCCCTATCTGTGCTCGTCCCGCTCGCACAGTTATTGTCGCGTTCTGGGCCCACGGGGCTGGTCGCAAAAAAGCAGCGGCTATCGCCCGTGGTAATAACTCCGGGGATCTCTGATGTATCCCCGCTCTGTCCGGTCCATGGATCCTCCCATGGACCCACCCGACCCCCCGGAGAGGGATGATAACGAGTCCCCTCCGGGGG